AGATTCACCTTCGCTTCCTCCACCATCCGCCCGAACTCAATCCACATCTCCGCCGCCCTATTTACAAACTGATCATCCCGAATGGCCCGCTCCCCAAAGTTCACCCGCCGCACATCCCAACCCTCAGAGCGGAGCGCATCGCACATCACCACCCCCATGCCACCCACATCCGCATAGATATCCGCCGCCTTCAAATTCCACTTCCTGAACTCCGCTATGAACCTACCCACACTGGCCATCGTGTCCTTATCCCGCCACCGCACCAGCCCCTTAACCGTATTGCCCTGGCGAATGACGAGGACGCTTTCATCACCACCAGCCGAGAAGTCACAACCCGCGGTCAATGGCTGACCCTCCGTATCCTCCTTAGGTGGGCCACTAACCACCCTCTGCCAATCGATCGTCTTCACCGCCGTCAAACTCCCATCGTCCTCCATGAACTCCGCGTAGATCATCGATCTCACCAGCGGATGTCCCTCTCCCCATCTGGCGAACTGATCATCAATCCACTCCTTCCGGATATGCGGACAATCAAAAGCCGTCACCGTAAACGTATTCCACTTACCATCATTCCGCCGGAACACATCGTAGAAATATCCGGAGGAGCCGCCGGGGCTACTCATCAACAGAGTCCGCGTTGGCTGGCACCGTTCCATCGACTGGAATATCCCGTCCGGTACCGCCTTCGCCTCATCCACAATATACAGCAAATCATTGCTCGGACCCTGTACATGCCAGCCCTCCGCCTTCTCAGGATTGCTCGCCGAGAACCCTATGCACCTACTCACCAACTCCTGACCATCCACCTTCTTCGGGTACACATAGCGGATCTCTCCATCCTTGATCGAGAATCCATTCTCCTCGCCACCCAATCCATTGATCATCTTCCGCAGGTGCGGCCACAGAGCATCGGCCACCTGTCGGTACACACCAGCGGTACATACCACAAGACTCCCAGGCCAGCGGAGCATATGCCAGACAACCGCGCTCGCGGCTACCATGCTCGTCTTGCCAGAACCATTCGCAGCCTTGAGGGCCACCTTGGAATGCTTCTCGTTCAACGCTCCCAGCACCTTCTCCTGCCAAGGATACACATCGCGAAGCCCCAACATCATCTTAGGGAAGTTGGCCAATTGTTGTGCCTCCTCCAGGAGCTTACGCTGCTTCCATGCAGGGATATGCGAACCCATTCCTAGTGAAGGGGATTTCTTCCGTTTAATTTGCTTGACACTCATAAAATTGGGTTGGGTGGGGATGGGGGGTATAAGGTATCACCCACCCCCCTCCTGGGTGGTCCCCCTCCCCCGTTGTCCTATTACCATATCCGCCATCCGTATACCGCTATTGCTATTGCCTATCCTATTTAGATTGCCCACCAAATGCACCAAGTAAATTGCCGCTAACCGATAACTCTTTGCCACCTTTGCCTGTATGCTCAAGTGATGCCCTAGCAACATATCCTCTGGTTCTTTCTAACAACCATGCGGAACCTTGCCAGCCATTACCCGCATCCAGAACCCTTCCTTGCATCTCCACTTCGCCAGTGACGCGAGCGGTTTCTAACTCCCGTTTGAACTCCGGATGCCGAATGAGATATTGCCCCCATCCAGTTGGATTGCCGGACGCAAATCCGCAGATGATCGCGATCCTATCTTCCGGCATACCCAAGTAAGCCGCTCGAGTTGCTGTTTTTTTCTGTTCCGCAGATATCTGGATTTCGGGTCTCCCTACCCTCTTCTTCCCCCCCTCCGACATTCCATGTCCTACCCCTGAACCGATCGCCAGGTTAGCCCCTAAATTTTTTTTTGCCCCTACCTTCGCCATTCCCCCCGATAGCATTTTTTCTCTTCCTTGTATTCCCGAGTTGACTTGTCTCGTGAACCGTCGCATTCTCGCCCCGTGCAAAACATTAAAGACGGCTTCACCGGATCGCTTCAAATAGGCGACACTCTATTCCCCGAATGCGTTGACCTAGGCTTAGGCCTCACCGTCACCGCTGACAATATTGAAGAGCTTACAAGGATCTTCACCAACGAATCACTCGTCACTGCAGTCGCCGATAGCGTGGCCACTGCGCTCCCGGTTGATGTCGCCATGCCGTTCACCAGCGTTGACGCTGCGATCAGCTTCCTACGCTCCCGTTTCGTTGACGTTGACTACGACACGTTTCCCAATCGAGTCACCATTTTTGGCGACGACCAACGAATCGAAGGCGACGAAGACGCGGGCCTTTGGGTTCTTAATCTCGTTTTCGCTCCCGCTCCCGCCCGTTTCATCGACACCAACGCTATTTGATCCGATGAAACTACGCATTCACCCTCGCTTCCACGGCCCGCTTTGCTTGCTTGGCTTTGCCGCTTTGATGGCCATCCCCGCATTCTGTGAATGGATTGGGGGTTTACTTTGAACGGCTTCATTCTCCACGAAGATCGCGACCGTGTGATCATCGCGACCGGCTTCGAGACTCCCTCCGACAATCGGAAAACCGGCGACATGATCCAAATCTGGATCCTAGTCCGTTCTGTGAGTCCCACCGAAGCAATCCGCACGGGCCTTGATCGCTTAATCTGTGGATCTTGCGTCCATCGCGGACACGAGGTTGACGGCCGCTTCGGAGTAGAAAGGACATGCTACGTCAACCCCGGCCAAGCTCCCCAAGGTATTTGGAAGTCGTGGCGGGCCGGAAACTATGCGCCCTTGCGTTCCCTTGAATGCTTCGTGGGCCGCAAAGTCCGCTTCGGTGCATACGGTGATCCGACATGGATCCCCCTTCCCCTTGCGCTTGCCATCGCGGGTGTCGCTTCCGGTCACACAGGCTACACACACCAATGGAGAAAACCCTCTTTGCAAGGGTGGCGTTCGCTTTTGATGGCCAGTGTGGACAGCATCGCGGAACTCGTGATCGCCCGATCGCTTGGCTGGTCAACCTTTCGCGTTGGATCCGAGGCTAGCGTTGGTGAATCCCTTTGTGAATCCACCCGTATCGGTACGCCATGCGCCGTCTGTCTCCTCTGCGCAGGTGCTCGGGGCGGACTCGAGTCTGTCCACATCCCGCCACACGGAAAGGGTGCTGGTCACTTCATCGAAGCTTGAATTCTCCGGTCAGCCCATGCGCAAGCGTGGGTTGCACGGGCAATTGATGCCCTCACAAACCACATGAAAACCATAGTTACAGAGTATACCTTCATCGATGCCTTCCGCGCCCACGGGCGCGAGAATCAATTCTCTTACCCCGCTTTGCGGGCTTTGTTCGAGTACTTCGAAGCATTCGAAGACGACACGGGCGAAGAATTGGAACTCGATCCCATCGCGATTTGCTGTGAGTGGCAAGAATTCTCCACCGCTTTGGAAGGTGCCACCGCTTTCGGATTCAAGGATGGAATCGATTCCAAAGACGAGACCCCGCTCGAGTGGCTCGAGAATCGGACGCAGGCTTTGGAATTCACAGACGGCGTCGTTGTTCGGGTTTTCTGATCCCATGAAGCCCTTACTCCGCGTCCTTGGCTATTTAGCCCTGTGTTTGCTTTTCACCCTCCTGCTGGTCATAAGTGCCCTAGCCGGAAACGGTAAGTAAATCCCGAGTCCATCACCACGCCCCGTAGGTTCAACCCTGCGGGGTTTTTTGTTGCCTCGAGGGTGTAGACACCCGACGCCCGCCTTCCTTCCTTCCTTGGGCCGCTTGCCGCTTGTCTAACAGTAGGCCATCGATCCCCCTCCTTCCTTCGCCCATAGTCCCGGTTCCGGATTTAACACTAGGCCACCAGGATCCCCCCCCCAGGACATCGAATGTCCCACCCCGCTATTGGCATTGGACATCCCGTGTCCGCGCCCCCCCGTCGCCCGCTCATGTGCCCCTCATGTGCGCCCACCGCCCCGCGATCTCATGGTGCGGTATTCGGGATTCTCCATACGCCATACGGAATTCGGAATTCGGAATTCCAGAATCGGGAATCGGGGGTACAGGGATTTTTCCATGCCATGAAAGATTACCCCTTGACGAGGTGGATCATGGTGCGGTAGGTTCACCCCATCGCCGCATGGAGCGGTGGTAAATCAACGAACGATATGAAACAAACCAAGGAAGAGCTGATCGCGCTGATCAGCGATTACGCGAGCAAGATCAACGGTTCTGTGCAGCAGGCCAAGTCTAGGTGGATGGACGAGCGTGAGTACGAGGACTGGAGTGGGTATGACGAGTACCTGCGGAAGTCAGCGGAGACTGCTGGGATGGTGGCGGTTCGGACCCAGAAGCGTCCGTTCGGTGTTGTGGTGCGGGTGCCCGGTGTTTCGGTCTGCGATGTCTTGGTGTACTGCGATGCCCGGTACACGGGATGGAAGGCAGTGGCCTCCAAGGGAGGTGCGCTGTGATCAGCATTGTCGCCACCTTCCGCAAGCCGGATGGAGAGATCGTGAAGGACTTCAGCTACCATGAACCGATCAGCGAGGCCCGCGAGGCTGCTGAGGAGGACGCTCATCGCTACGGGTGGGAGTTCCTGAGTGTGGAGGTAGCGGAGGAGGTTCAATGAAACCCCGCATCCTTGTGGCGTGTGAGTACAGTGGCCGGGTTCGCGATGAGTTCGCGGCCCGAGGCTGGGATGCGTGGAGCTGCGATTTCGAGGAGTCAGACACGGTGGGCCAGCATTACCGCGGTGATGTGAGGGATCTCCTCAAGCAGCACTGGGACATGCTGATCGCGTTCCCGCCCTGCACTTACCTCTGTGGAAGCGGCATGCACTGGACTACGCGGGGACTTCGCGACCCCAAGCTGACCGAGGAAGCACTGGATTTCGTGCGCCTGTTAATCAATAGCGGCATCCCCCGTATAGCAATAGAGAACCCAATAGGTGCTATCAACACTCGTATATGCAAACCCACGCAGATTATCCAGCCGTATCAGTTCGGTGATGACGCGAGCAAGCGCACCTGTCTCTGGCTCAAGAACCTACCCCCGCTGGTTCCCACCGACATCCTGCCGCTACCACCATCCGGTAGGTGGGCCAATCAAACCCCCAGTGGCCAGAACAAACTCGGTCCCAGTCCAACCCGCTGGAAGGAGCGTTCCAAGACCTATCCCGGCATCGCCCGCGCTATGGCCGCTCAATGGGGTTCCGCTATCCACACACTCCCCAACCATCAAACGCGCTCCTAGACCCCTCCAGACTCCAGCAATCGACATCCATATCCATCCATCACAACCACCTTATACCCGATACTTCGTAATCAGTTGGGGTTCGCAATAAATGCCGCCGCCGCGGGGGGCGTAAGTCCCCCAAAAGCGTAGCGGCGCAGCATTTATTGACTCCCTTTTAAGGGAGTATGGAACTCCCTTTTAGGGGAGATAGCGGGGGGGGCTGGGAACTTTGTGCTACCGTGATCGGAAGTTCCTTTTGGATACTTGACGGGTGTCTTGAGACATGTGACCTTGGTTCTCTCATGAGTTACTTAGACAACGGTTCCACCTTACGCGCCATGTTCCGCCTGATGCCGCCCATGCGGCACGATGCCGATCCGACACGATCCGAGGTTGTGGCCCACATCCGCGAGAATATGAGGTGTGAATTGGGCCGTGCGATTCGTGCGTTTGATTCGATGCGCCATCTGAAGAGCGCGGTGTTGATATACGATCGTATCCATCGTCAGTGGCGTGGATGTGATTGGGTGCCTGCCGAGGAGGTGGATAAGATATCACTATTGATGAGTGTTGTTACGGAGTTGAAGCGTGATATATCGTCATTGAGATCGGAGCTTCGGAAGGTGAAGAACGAGATGGTCTTGTTGCGCCGGCGCAAGGGTGGCAGGAAGGATGAGGAGGTGGCCGACTCGAAGGATGATCCGGAACCAGAGCAGCAACAAGCCGCTCCCCCCGAAGAGAAAGCGGCTGATGGAGAAGACTGGTTCAAGGCTATGCGCGCCGCCTTGGCTGAGGGCGATAAGGCTTCTCCTTCTTCAGTTCCGCTCCCGTGAACGCGAGGGGGTTGGACTCTTCCCACTGGATGCCGGTGGCTGAGTGTTGAAGATTGAGAATGGGGGACGGGAGTCCAATCCTCCCTCCCCGCTTGCAGAAGGCTAGCTGGAAGCGTCGAGGCTTTGATTGGCCTACCTCATGGAGAACGGCTATCTCACGCGCCCAGTTGGCGAGTTCGGAGGAGCCGAAGCCTGAGTGGGCCAGTTCCATTGTGGTGAGTGGTTCGCCGCCATCCTTGCGTTGAGGTTTGGCTACATGGTGCATCCAGACCCAAGCGACCTTGGTCTCGTGGAGGATGGGCTGGAGTTTGTTGCGAAGGAATATCGACACCTCGGACTGATCGCTGAGGTCGCCTCCGAAGTAACTGAAGAGTGGATCGGCCACGATGAGATCGAGCTTGGAGCGGTGGATGAAGCGGCGGGCGTAGGCGAGGAACTGGTCACCGGTACGAACGGTCTCGGTCCTGAACTCTAGGTTTTTCTGAAGCTGGTTCATCTGATCGAGACTGAATCTCTTATGCACCACCCCGCGGAATGCTTCGGCGAGGTCGCCCTTGTCGTTCTCGGCCTGGATGACCCCAATCTTCAATGGCTTCACCGGCTTGATTCCGAAGAAGTCGAGGCCGAGGCACCAGCGGATAATGACCTGCATCATGAGACTAGACTTACCGATCCCGGTACCACCGCTGATGATCATGGAGGAGCCGCGGGTGATCCATCGATTGCCGATCAGATTATCCGGATCGTTGTCCGGATCGAAGTCCATGAGGTCTTTGATGGTGACCACCGTGGACTTGTCGTCATCGGTCTCCCGGGAGGTGAGGTAGTCTTCCCATGAAGCGGAGCCGAGGTTAGTGGCCAACAGCTTCTGCTGGGAGGTAGGACTACGCCATGCGCCGGGGAGCCGGGAGTAGCGCGAGGGGTTCTTGTTCTTGGCATCGATGCCCGGGATGCTGCTGTAGATGATATCCCGGCGAATGTCCCATTCCTTGCGATTGGGCGCATCTACGCGGACCCAGGCATGGATACTCTTACCACCGCTATCGATGAGTACGGTGATCGGGAGGCCCGAATCGCGGAATAGCTTCTCCTGTTCGGCCTTGGGCTTGTCATCGAACTCGACCAGGACATGGCGGTACGCGCTGACATCGTTGTCGGAGCCGCTGTAGAGGTTGGACTTGAAGGGATTGATGCGGACAAAGATCCCCTCGCGTTCCGGTGACAGGATGCGGGATGCCGGATCATCGAAGCGAGCGATCCATTCCTCGATGGGGATGAATGATCCCGCAGTGACTGGCCTACCCTCCTCGACCGCGTCACAGATGCAGACGACTTCGGTGGGAGCGAAGGCGGCTTGAAGGAACCGCTTGAACTCGCTGGCTTGAGGATCGGGCGCAACCGCTGGTGACGGTCGCTTGAAGGAGACCTTGGTGATATCGAATGGAGCGGTTGAAGGGGCGGATCCGGACTGAAGGAGATGGCCGGCTGGCTTGGAGTGAGACTTGGAAGCGGCCTCGCGGAGCTTGTGGATGAGTTCGCGATCGGACCAAGGTGGTTGGCAGGATTGATTCCAGCTTGAGAGCAGGGCTAGAGAGTCCGCCTCGGATAGCTGGAAGCCGTGTACGAGACCGACGGCAGCGGTGTAGGTAGTTGAGTGTCCGGACTGACCGGAGACGGCTGGCGGCACCTTGGAAAGCCAAAGGGCCGCACGTTGGTGCGGTGTCATATCGTTGTTTGTTTGGGACCGATCGTTGGGGGCTAC